GTGTACTGACTTGCGATTAGCAATAAGACTGCTAGTGGATCAAATACAAAGATGATAACCATGATCAACCATGATACTGCTGTTTCTAATAATCCTGCATCAGCATCTTCTGTACCAGTAAAGAACTCAGCAATGTACCTGATCGGCCCTACTTCACTTTCAACTAATCTAACTGCTTGTTCAGACTCAAACTTTTCGCCTTTAAGTTCATCGATTGTAGTATAGATACCATCGATTGTAAGGTTCCATTCATCTATCTGAGCAAGGTCATCATCTTGTGATGAATTGGATTGTTCTCTTAAACGATTGATCTCTGATGTTGCGGCATCGACTGTTGATTGTGTTTGGGCACGATAATCATTGATGTTGCTTTGTGCTTCTCTAACTGCGACTGAGGCTTCTCTACGTAACTCTGCTTCTCTGTTTCTCGCAACTTCATCTATGCGTTGTATCTCTGCGGCAATAGCATCACGTTCTGGTTTTTGGTCTAGTCTGGCCCTTTCAGCCTCACCTCTGTTATCTGTTCTATTGATGAACCCAGTATCTTCTTGTCCACTATAACTTGCTACGAGTTCATCTAAGGGTATAAGTTTATCTGTTTGTACTTTGATGTCTGCTGTACGAGAGGTTTCTAATGCTTGTAAGTCTCTATCTAATCTTTCATTGATAGCAGTAATCTGTGTTTGGTTGTAATCGATATCGGCTTGTACTGCGCCTCTAGCACCATTAATAATTTCTTGTTGTTGAGTAATAGAACTAGATACATCAAACCCATCACCAGAGTTCAATCCAGCAATACGATCTTCAAGTATTTCAATTCTGTTTTCTTCTCTAGCAATCTGCCCATCAATACGTTGTACAGTTGCAATGGCTTCTGTTGCGTTTCCTGATGCAGTATCATGTGCTTTAGATAAGAATCCAAAGATACCGATTGATGTGATCAACATTAGGACCAACACGGCAATACTGAGGTAAGTCTTTAACCACCATGTGGCTATTCCCCAATACTTATGTAACCAAACTGCTGTAACGAGTTTGCTTACCTCTAATACGCCTCCCATAATAATAATAGGGATAACGGCCGCTGAGAATATTGCGGCTAAACCTGATACTGAATAAAAAATTGCAACACCACTGATAGTAAGTGCTGTCAATAATGTCAGCCAGGCTATAAATGAATTTGCCTTCATATAATTGGGTTCCTGTGTAATTACGCTATTTTACTATAGTATTTAGCATTATTCTTGCTTGCCAGACATAGTAGGGAATAGATGTCCATACATTCCAAGGAAGTCATTATACGACATTTGATGCCTTCTAGGGATACCAGGGCCCTGTTGAATCTCATATGTAATAAAGGGAGTTATTCCTTCTACCCCTGCTCCCTCTATTAGTCTGTCTCTCATTTTGATCTCAAAGATCGTTATAGAGTCACCATCTGGAAAGGTATGTTTGGAACCTACTAATCCTTCTGGTATGTGTGGAAGGTTATTAGGCTCTGACCATTTACTCATTGTTGTAATCCTTAAAGGCTTGTTTTGTTTCTTCAATTTTAGCAACAAACTCTGGATTATCTGAGATTGGTTCTGGCTTATCTATGACCTCTTGATCATAGGTGACATCATATCCACCTTTTCTCATAGTCCACCAATCATCATCATCTTGGTATTCCCAGTCCATGCCAAACTGACCTACTTCTTCTAAGTCTTCTACTGACATTTCACCTGATTCTAATTGATCAAATATAACTTGGCATTCTTCGAGGGTTTTACTTTCCTCATGTAGATCAAAAATATATTGTACATCAATTTCTAATGCATATTTTCTTTGTACTTGATGCCACTCGTTCATTCTTGCTAGTATTACTTTCGCCATATTAGTATCCTGATGTCCAATGAACATACTCTTCTTTACATTGATATTCACCACAACAACATTGTCCGTTGTCGCTATCAATGTAGTCACCATCACCTGGTTGTGCTGGTAGCACGTCCGCTAAGGACATGATTTCTTTTGTTTCTGCTTCTATTTGCATATTATTCTCCTTTATTATTCGCCTTCAATCTCTTTTCGTAGTTCCTCAACTGCGTCTTCGATGATTGATAGATCAGGTAGATCGTTAGAAACTTGTTCTACCTTTGGTTCTATTATTATTTGGCCTTGAAAGATACTGATACATTCATCAGAATCAAAGCCGTTATCTAAAAGATAGCACTCGCCTTCGTCTTGTACTTCTTCTATAAATTCTTCTAGTTCTTCGCCTTCTTTAGACTTGAAACGTGACCAGTCCCAATCGTCCCAACAGCCGTCCCATGAGTCAATCATTTCTGCTTCAGAGAAATCATTCATCTCCAATTCATCTTCAAAATCGTCAGCCATTGCTTCGACTAACATTTCGACTTCATGTTCCTCTTGTGGAGTAACAAACCAGTTACCACTTCTCCAGCCTGTTTCTATGCACACAATATCATCGGTGTCATAGTTTTTAAGATACTCATACTCAACATAACGTTTTTTGTACTTGTTACTTACTTGATAAGTTTTTCCTATTTCTATATTCATTATTTGTCGTCCCTAAATCTTACGAATCTTGGGAATCGTAGACTATATGTTCCATCTTGGTTTTGAGATACTGCATCACATAATACTTCAACAGTCTCGCCTATTACATCATCAGATGCTGAGTAAAACTCGTCACGTTGTCCATCTGAAAATCCAGAGCCAACATTAACTTTGATTAGTTTGCCATCGTCTGTCCCTTGACAAACTAATGCACCCAATCTACCTTCATTACGTCCAGTGCCATCTTCGATAGCAATGACTTCTAAGTCTACAGTGATAGTAGGCTTCCATTTCATCCAGAAGAGATTACGTTTACACTCATATGGTGCCTCTAACTCTTTGATCATAATGCCCTCGAACCCTGCATTGACCATATCGTTAGAGTATGTTTTCATTTCTTGTTTGCCCTCATCAGTATCTAAGTCAACAATAATATGTGACATAGTTTCTACAGAACTGAGGTCTTCTAATAAAGGTCTTAAGTTGTTCATTGCAGTAATACGTTTTCTGAATTGTGCGTTACAATGTCCACGTTGAAAGTCTGCTAGTGGCATGACATCGAATACATGAAATACTGTATCATCAGCCTTAGCATCAGTTTTTCTACGTGCTTGTTTCATCAACTCATTGAATGATGCTCCAACAACTTCGCCATCGAATACAAAACCCTTAGAGCAATTACCAATCTCACTGCCTAGTAATGTAATGATTTTTCTTACATTAGCAGTTACTTGGTCTTCAATGTGAGTGAAGTTCTCAAAGACTTTGCCATTACGACTGTAACATGTTGCGACTGGCTCAGGATGATCATACATACCTGGCTCAAACGATACTACCATCAGAACTCTAACGCCATCTAATTTAGGCTCAAGTCTTTTGGTGCCTGACATTTCAGGTCTGCCATCGCCATTTGTAGCAAGTTGGCATTTAAAGACTGGTACTTCGTAGTCAGTCTTCTTACAAACTTTGTTGATTGTGGATATAGAAAATCCAGCACGTAAATCTCTGCGAATGACTGGAGCACAAAAGTTGTTCCATTCATCACTAGAAAATTGTAGTGACATTTTTGCTACTGCATCAATAGCATCATTACCAGTCAACTTACGTTCTTTAAGTTGTTCTAGTAATTCGATAAACTCTGGGTAAGGGTTGGCATAGTCCCTATCTGATTCCTGATTGTCTGGAATCTTTTTGATGCCAAATGTAACATATGGATTGTAACACATGCCAGCAAGTTTAAGGAATGTATCAGCATTCTCACTGCCTAAAGTAGCGGCTTCTAATGCTTGGGTCAAAACATCTTGCTTATGAAGTTTTGAATTTGATTCGTTAATTTTATGTATCCAACTTGCACTCATATGTGTCTCCTAAATATACTATTATTATACAGCCAAACGTATTCAATGTCAACCGTCAATTGACTGTTTAAATTCAGAAATCCACACACTTATTTGGGTGAATGCTTGACCGATAATTTCTGCTAATCCTTCTGTACCACCAAATTGGTATGTACAAAGTAAGTATCCTACAACAAAGCCTATTGCTAGATTTTTCATTATGCCTCCTTTAGCACTCGATTAAGTTGAGTGACCATACCATTATCGTCCTTTCGGTAACTCTTTACTGTTCCTTTGATAGACATGACTTCACCAACTTTGGTTACGATCTTTGATGATCCAAAGAATACAACCTCATCATTGTCAGTTACTGCTGTTATGAAGTAGCAGTTCCATTTGTGAGATAGGAAAGTTCTTAATACAGTAACATTAAGACTAACACGATCTTTTATCTTGCCAATAGTCTTGTCTGTAGTTACCTTAGCGATTTCTTTATCTTGGTCCTTACGAACGTTGGCTCTCTCAAATGACTGAGGAAGACTAGCAATGATAGCAACATCTAGTTTACTATCAATAGTGTCTTTGTCTGCAATTTCCATTGCAGTCTTTTCAAAGTCACTCATATGCGAATCAGTCAACAATTTGAATGTCAGAGCCTGAAAATGCTGACGTACCTTAACGCCTGCATTCTTGTCTGCAACAGTCAAGTGCATTGGAGATTCGTCTAACAGACGGTACATGATTTCCCTGTTAGTCTCTTTTTTAGAATCTTCAGGTACAAACTTAATGTACTCTTTATTAAGACGTTGTGCCTTACATGCAACTGCCCAAACATCATTTGCTGAATAGTTTAGGCGATTGTTTGACATTTTTTTCTTAGACATAATTGTCATTCCTTACGCACTCCAGTATGTTTCTGAAAGAGTTGACATGTAGTGAGGAGTATTGATTCCCTCAGTTACAGTGATTTGTTTGCCAGTACCTGGGCAGATGCCAGTCTTAGTAATCATTGGTTCAACGTAATCTTCAACAGCAACAATTGTATAAGATCCTGCAAACTGCTTGTGAGTAAGATTAAAATGTGACTCAGTAGCATCACGGTATGCATTGTGCATTGGAGCCGCATACTCAGGCTGACCATTTGCTACGCATTCAGCAACTTGATCATAAGCCTTTTGATAATACTTTACAGTACGGGTAATGCCTGCTTTAGCGGCACCTACAGTCTTGTACTGAGTAGAAGCATAACTTCTTTTGTTAGGCTCTCTGTGGATTGCTTGATTAGTGTTGTCAATGATTAAGTACATATTGTTTCCTTGTTTGTTCATAATATGTATATATTATAGCAAAATGGGTACCCAATGTCAAGCCTTTTTACCCATTATTTTCACTTTTTTCACTTTTTTTTGGGTTTAATTGGGACAACATTGCTACTTACGACAGTCAATTTGGGCTTATTTCTGATCTCTTTAGCGGCTTCATCTACCCCTCGTAGCCCAGGACTTCTGACTTTTAGTGTTTTGACTGAGGGAGAATCATTTTCTTTGGCTTGTTCTGTGACCAACAGATTAGTCTCTTTAGCAAACAATGACATCATATAGACTACATCAATTTGACGTGCCTCATCCTGTTCGATAAGCCAGTCAGTGAATTTGGTATACCCTCCTTCCAACAGCAATTTGCCGATGAATTCTAAGTTACCCGCATATCTGCCTTCAAACAATGATGATTTCATAGTTGTAGTATACTAAAAAATAGTACCAGTGTCAAGGGCAATATGCCCAAAACTTGCGTCTCGGGCATAATGTTTTTTGTGACGAATTGAGGAAATGCGTTACGGTGTTATTTGTGCAATTGAGTAAACCATAATGAAACAGCATGTAGAACCAATCAATGCGAAACCTATAGTCTCACATAATTCTCCACGACCATCACATCCGAATAGTCTTTCTCCCATCTTACGAATAATTTTCAATTTTAATACTCCAGTGTGTGTAGATTGTGTTGCGTAGGACCCTCCTACAAATTCTATTTATCCCTGTATTACGAAAACTTATAATTAGTTATCAAATCATAACTCAGATGCATAACCCATATGCACACTGGTCATACAGAGTCTAAAAAGTCTCTCAAAGTACCATGTAAGGTCAACATCATGGCTGTTTTATGATCATAGATTCTGATAAAAGGTTCTCCCTTTTCTCCCTTTTTTTGGTGGACGCCAAGGTAATATGGACATTTAATCTTTTTGATGATTTCTTGTACAAATGATTCTGGTGCAATGATTCTACGTTTGTGCATTGACTTGGGATTAAGTCCCAAAGGAAAATCATAGTATTCAAGGTTAGCCATTTCAAATGCATCAAGTCCTGATAAGTTAAGTCTTAGTCCTTGACCACCTCTGCCTGTCAGCCACCATTCAAACATAACATTGTCAATTGGCATTGTGTGGTATTGTCCACGTGGTATTGCGTTGAGTATTGCTTCTGTGATTTCTTTTTTAGTCTTCGGAAATATCATCAGGGTACACTTTTCGCCCTGAGTTCATAAAGACAACTGTAAACTTATCTGTTTTGAATTGGGCATTTAACTTTCTGCATAAGTTTCTTGCGTGACCTGGATTAGAGAAACTTGTCTTTTTGTATTTGGGTGCGGCATCGTTAGTTAAATAATGAGAAGATTTTAAGTTGATAGGTTGCTCATCATAGTAAACAGCCCAAATGCCTGATGCTTCAATAATTTGATCACATTTGTATGTTTCTTTATCTACATACTCTAATAATACAGATGGCTGGTTTCTACTCATTTGAAAGATCCGCCTTTAACCTGTATATCAATCGTTTCTTCATTTCTATTCTCAATTTCTTCTTTGCTTAACTCATGCAAGTCTGCCAACAGTACACTAATATCGTCTCGTAAACCTCGTGCATCATCTTTGGTCATTACCAAAGTATTAGATTGTTTACTTTCCATTACAGTCATTTTATTAAAAAACGATTTAATATGTAACATGTCTATATATTTATCTGACTTTGTGCTTCAATTTTTGTTTTATAAGGTCCTGAATAAGGATAACGTTGAATGAAAATATACTTTGGACAGAAAATTACTTCTGTTGTGTTGTTATGTTCAACGACAAAATACCCTGCGGCATGAAAACATTTAGACTTTTCAGTCTTTGTAAAGACATGTAATCCTCGTGCTACGTCAAATACTGAATTAAACGTTTTGTTTGGACAAGGGTATTCAGGGTAAGGAACTTCTAAAGTTGTTTTAGATACTTCAGGTGTGACAAATTTAATTTTAGTATTTTTTATGATCTCGTCAGTAGTACTGAATTGAAAACTTTGTCCAGCTAAATTAACACCATATCCTTCGATGTTTGCAGATACATTTCCTACTTTGTTTTTACCGTCAGTCAATATCCAAAATTCACCGTCTGTGATTGGCTTTGCTGTTAATTCTACATCTAATATCATTTTGTCTCCTTTTGAGTTATTATTCATTTATTAATGCTCCTTGGTATGGTGTGTTCAACCATTTAGCATAACTATCTGCTTGATCACTGATTCTGTTAAGTTCATATTTCCCACAGAACCTCATAAAATGCACACCAACTTGTGCTACTTCCTTCTTATCATTGACGCCTTTCTTTACAACAATGTCAGTATTATCTCTGAATAATTTAGGCTGTGCTGTAAGATCGATCAGTGTACGATTGCGTTCATAATCATCACGTACTCTGTGTTCGACTTCATTGTGATCAGTCCAACGTTGTAACATGATGTTATTCCAGTTGAAACCACCTTTGTCTTTATCAGCAAATGCTTCTAACAAACCTGTCTTGTTCTTAGTACCCTTCTTACGTACACCAGGATATGCACTAAACACATTATCACTAGTGTCACCACGCATACACTTCTCAAACAATAGATACTGAGGGTCTTCTAGTGTCTTATGTTCTTTAGTCTTCTTGTCAATGACTGGACGACCTTTATCATCAAAATAGCCATCAATAGTAATTAGATTCTTAGTAACACCATTGTACATATGAACAGACTCTGATAACAACTGTAGATAGTCAGTGTCAGTTGATATAATTATATGTTCATCATTAGGGTGTAGAGCGGCGAATCGTGCTATGCAATCATCAGCCTCAGCCTGAGGATCACGTAAAACTGTTACATTAGTTTTCTCAGTTAAAAATTTAATCAATGACTCGTAAGTCTCCCAGAACATTTCGCTCTCTTCGACCTCAGCCTCAGTCATGTCTTGTTCTTTGACTTTACGTGTTGCCTTGTAAGGCGTGTAAAAATCCTTACGCCATGAACGACCTTCTAAACAAAAGACTACATGATCGACACCATAATTACGAACTGCTTGGTTGACTGACCCTAGAGTCAGATGCAATGCCATGCCTATCTTTTCCCAAGTATCTGCATTACGTGATGCAACATGCTTGGCACGAAAGAATGTATTCATTGTGTCTATTAGTGCGTATTTCATATACCAGTACTCTTATTTATCATAATATGAGTGTATTATACGCAATAACTTAGCAGATTGCAAGCCTTTATGGGTAAAAAGGGTAAATTAAATAATTGGGGGAGGGGTAGGCGGAATATATGCTTGTACACCAGAGTCTTTTGTAGGCTCGACAAAACCTTCTGCTTGTGCTACTTCTTTGTTATCAAAGAACTTATACATTTCTTCTATCAAAAATGCCCTAGCCTCAGGGTTAGATAAGTCCATTCTACGTTCATTGATAAGAGTGGTTTGATGTGACTTCCATGCATCAAATGCTTTCTGAGATACAGTTTCTAATAAGTCTTTACCTGCTTGTCCTGGTAAAGGTGGAAAGGACATTGCTGGTAATTCTTCTTGGTATTTTTTACAAAAGACTACTGTTTCCATTATTGTACCTCTGAGCGGCCATCGCCTAAATCTTTCTTTGTAACTACTCGCATTTCTGCACCTGTGATAGGATCAATATCTCTGTTTCTATTCTGAGGATCTGCTTGATCTTGTTCGTAGACTTCTAATGCAATGTTTCGACATACAGTCTGAAACCACCTATCTACAAGTTCTTCATCAGTATCGTCTTCTTTTACTTTGTATCCTTGCTTGATAAGATTCAATACAAACTTATCATTCCAATCCATTTCAAATGCACCGTTATTAATATCTTCAGGATCAAGTTGCATGTCTAAGATAGATACCCATGGTTCTCCAGCCCTAGTTGCCTTTTCCTTCTCACTAAGTTTAGGTACTGATTTCTTTTTCGGTGCTGGTTCGGGTTTTTTCTTACCGAACATATTTTTTATATTTTCAAACATTTAATCCCTCTCTGTCATATACTTATCATGCAATTTGAATGACGCAAGATTTTTACCTTTAGACTCGCACATAATGTCAGCCCATGCTAGATGATCAAGTGCCCACTCGTTTGCTGGATTGTTCCAGAAGTATTCAGAATGAGCCCTGAGTTTTTGCTTCTTGTAGCCTGACTCTAGTAGTGTATCTAACTGGGGTAATTCATCAGCATTGTGACCTACAAGACAATCCTCACGTGATACTGAGTAATGAATGACAGGACGAACACCACGCCATGAATCAATTATACGCTTACATCGATCATCGGTTGGTAGAATGTATTCTCCGTCTTTGACCCAGTGATGGTGTATGTCCAGTACGAGTGCAAGATGATCGGCGAGTTCGAGGCTGGCGTCAAGTCCCCAAGACATCTCATCGTTTTCGATTGTGATTGTGTTACGTGCCTCGGGTGAAAGTCTAGGTAAGACATCAATGATACCTTGGGGACCTTTCTTGCCCGAGATGTGTACATTGATCTTAAAGTCCTGAAATGATCGACCGTAGCCCATTGCCCTTGCCATATCAACATGATACTCAAACTCCGTTATACTGTTATTTACTATGCCTTCACTGGCTGATGCAAGAACTGTAAACTGACCTGGATGAAACGATAGCCTGACATTGTTTGTACGTGCAACCTCACCGATAGGCGCACATAGTTGCTCCATACGATTACGAACGTCAGTCTGTTTGTAGAAGTATGCGAATTCAGGATGACTGTAGCCACATAGCATGTCACTGGTTAGACGTACCATACGTAATGATTGGGGTAATGTAGCGACCTTAGATACAAGATTGTATGTATTAGTCAGATTACGCTCCATGATGTCCCACATTTTTTGCTCTGCGAGATCAGGATTGTTACGTAACCACGTGAGTGTAGTGGTACCCGTATTGAGTCCCTCTGTAGAAACCATTTGTTGCTTATGATTGATTTCTGACCATTTACATGCGAAGCCAATCCTTTTAATATTATTATCTGTAAACATTGATAAATACTCTTATAAAGTGACGGAAAAATAAACCTATGAGTGATATACGAAACATACTGAATATTATAAACGAAAGTGAGGGTGATGTCAAATCTAATTTACCCGAAGCTAATCCGGGTGTAACGTCAGATTTAGTAAAAACCACAGCAAAGTTTCAAGGACGCTCAGATGGTTCTAATGACGGCATGTCTAATGATTTTGAAGTAATGTCTTTAGAAGATTTCTTACTAGATAATGGCGTAGAACCTGATGAAGATGCAGAAGAATTGGCTATCAAACAACAAGCCCGGGCTGATGGAGATGATGAAGCAGAAGATTTAGAAGAATTCTATGTACCTCCCTACAATAATAACAAGAACATAAGACCAGCAAATCAGAGATCATCTGGTAGATGTGAAAAATGTAGAGGAGATGGAACAATACTCAATCCTCAAAGAACAGACGTTATGGTTTGCCCAGAATGTAGTGGAGCAGGATTCTTTGGAGATACAACGAATCGCAGAGAACCAGCAGATACATATACTGAGGGTTTAGGAAAGGATGGTAAAGGACCTGCTGTTAAGTATAAAGATAGCACTCAAGCAGATTTAGATCAAAGAATTGCAAATGCAAGTCCACCTAAAAGAGATAAGGAAGAGGCTTCAGCAGATGAAGGCGAAGTTGCTAGACATTTAAGACACATGAGACAACTCTCAGGTCAATCAAAAATCGATGAAGTACTTGATGCTCAATCTCGTAAATTAGGTGGTAAAGAATTAACTGATTACTTAGATAGAATTCTAGCAAAACAAAAAGGTAAGACAGATAAGTACAAACTTCCGTATGTACACAGATCATTAGTCAAAGACCTTATTCCAATTGTTGACCAAGAAAAGAATCCATATGACTTAGATAAGTTAGCAAAAGACATTACAGTGCGTCCAACTAAGTTACTTAAGCAAAATGAAAAGATGCAACACAGTGATGGTACAACTAGTATCTTCTATAATGTGGGTATTCCTGCTTTAACCGGACTAGGTTATGATGAAGAAAAACAAGAATTTGCTATTGTAAATACATGCCCAGGAGCAGGAGAGTGTAAGACATTCTGTTATGCTTTAAAAGGTGGATATGTACAATGGAGAGCATCATCATTAAGTCAAACACGTATACTTAACTACTTATGGAATGACCCTGACGGATTCATGGAACAGTTATCTACAGAAATTGACAGAGAAAACAGAAAAGCAGATGCTAAACAAGGTAAACATAAAGTTACTATTCGTTGGCATGATGCTGGTGATTTCTTCTCAGACAAATATTTAGAAATGGCTTATAAACTAGCCGCAACTCATCCTACTGTAGACTTCTATGCATATACTAAAATAGCAGACGTTGCAGGTTCAGTTCAAAATAGACCACCCAACTTTAAGATTAACTTCTCAATGGGTGCTAGAAGAGGTGAAGAGAAACGTGTAGACTTCGGTGTAACAAAGCATTCTTCAGTTGTTCCTAAAGATATCTTTAATGATCTTATTCAGAAAGATGGTAACAAAATTATCAAAGATAAAGACGGCAAAATTCAATGGAATAGTCCTGAAGATTGGGAAACATTCAAAGAAAGACTAGCAAACAAATATTCAATAAATCCACAGTCTATTATTAGTTATTCAGAAATGATGGATATACCATTAGGTTCTCGTACTAAAGGCGACAATGCAGATGGTGCAAGAGGATTTAAAAATGATTTATGGAATGTTGTAGTTGCTCCAGGTGATGGAGATGATTCAGCCAATCGTGCAGACGTGCTTGGCACTTACTTGTTAATGCACTAGGATTCTTTATGATTCACTATCCAGAAGGACATGAATTTCCAAGAGTCGATAAACTAGAATACTTAAATCAACAACAAAAATGTAGTCTCTTAGTAGATGTTGGTAGTCAAATGGCAAAAGACTGGGAGTATGCAGGGACGCCAGGCAATCGTAATGACAAGCCTTTTGCATGGACACCCAGATCAACATGCGAAGCCGACTCTGCGACAACACCTGTCGCAATACCAGTCTATGGTGCAGAATACAAAAACTTTAATATTGATTACAACCTTATTTGGACCGTTTACTCAGGTGGATTAGGTCTAGTAAATTCAGGCCCAGCCGCATTTATTGCAACTGAAAATGGACATCCTCATACTGCTTACATAGTGTTCAGAGGAACTCTTGGTTTAACTGATCTTATTATCGATGGAAAGTTTCAACTTGTTCCAAATCCAATTACTAAAGATCCAGCAGACGGATTCGCACATGAAGGCTTCAGTGAATACTTTGAAGGATTAGGAATTGTTGCTGGTGGGTATAGACCAAAAGAAGGTTCGAATGTACCTGCAGGACCTACATTATATGATGCATTAAATGCACTACCAGGCAAAGGTATCAAACATCTTGTAGTCACTGGACATAGTTTAGGCTCTGCTGTCTCTACATTAGTAGCGGCTTTTGCAGTTCACTTAGATATCTTTGAAACAGTAAGAGGGTCTGTAAGTGCTAGTCCAAGAGTATGCAATCCATTGATGAAAATTTGGTTTGAAGGTTTACAAGACAAACAAGGTAATGATCTTCAACATAGATTTTGGAGACTAACTAATACAAAAGACGGTGTCCCTGACTTACCAAGCGAATCAATGCCAGGTGGTATTGAATACAGAGATGTTGGTCGCTATGTTTGGTTTGAAGCAGACTATAATGCAGATGCTGATGGTGTCACTGTACCACCTGGACAAAAAATCGGAACAACTGTTAATGCAGGTAGTTTTGTTATCGGCACTTATTATGCAATTAAAACTCAAGGTCTGATTGGTAAAACAGATTTTACATTGATTGGTGCAGTAGAGAATGAACCTGGTGTTATCTTTAAAGCAACTGGTGTTGGAACAGGCAATGGTAAAGCAGATATTGCTAACTTGTTACAAGCAAACCCTAATCATAATCCATGTTGTTGCTATAGTTATGCAATCAATCATCCAGAAGATACATATAACCGATCGTTCAACACACCCGGAGATGAGTTCGGTGGTGACTGTCATTTTCCTATTATTCCTGCTAGAACAAGCAGTGCTAGTAGCCCAACTGGTTAGAGTTTAAGCAGTTCCTCAAAACTATACAGATTTGTCATATACGTTGATCTATCTTTAAGAACAGTCTCAATCAAATCGCCTTGTCTACGAGGTCCATACTTGATAGCAAAGTCAACGTTGTTAACTTCTTTAAACTTCTCTGCAATCTCAGTAACACTTCTACCCACACCATGTCCTAGACATTCGATACTGTTTGAAGGCTTGTCAATTGCTTTTGATAATGATTCACATATTTCCATAACATGTACATAGTCTCTAAGACATGTTCCGTCAGGTGTATCATAGTCATTGCCAAAGATTGTTAGTTCTTTAGTGTCAATAGCATTAACAAGATTATACATTAGTCCATCAGGGTTGGTTGCAGGGAATCCAGCAGTACCAATCACGTTGTAGAATCTAAAGATTGAAAAGTCTTTTGGATTACGTTTCATACAGTATTCTATAATACAGTCTTCTGCCGCACGTTTAGAGACACCATACGGGTCGTAACAATGTTCTGCTACACCAGTAGATGCAAAGATAAAATTGTTAGTCTTTACTTTAGACAATACATTCATTGTGCCATTGACATTAGTAATGTAGTAACTGATAGGCATTTCTTTGCTTTCATTGACTCTTACTTTACCAGCAAGATGTATGACTGCATCAAACTCCTCTTCGAAGTCCTCTGGAAAAGGTTGATTGATATCGAAAGGTAGATATTGAAAAAGATGATCTAAGTTAGACTCATCAGGATTAGTAGCATGATGAGGGAAGTTAATATCTAAACACCATACTCTATGTCCTTGCGATTGCAATAGAGTTGTTAGATGTGATCCTATATAACCTGCACCACCTGTAATTAATACTTTGCTCATAGTTTGATCGCCAATAGTAAAAGGATTGCTACTAATAATACGTTAGTCATAAAAATACCTATTGCTAATATTGTGTGATACCATATCCATCTTGTCTTGTATGCGTTTTCAATCGTTAGTTCAGCAGGATCTACATCATCCTTCATCATGTCTATAATGACCGTTTCTTTTTTGACCTCTGGTTCTGGCTTCTTCCAAAACGGTGTATCATACCACGCCATCTGCGTACCTCTTTCTTAGTTAGTAATTAGTATTGTATATGGAAAAGGGCCTGATGTCAAGCCCTTTGTTTACCAAATTGTTTAGACGATTGATTCTTTGTCTTTTGTAGTCCACTGAATCTTAACGCCTCTGCGTTCTAACTCTCTAATGCATTTTGCTCTGCGTTTTTTATTAGGTCTATCTGAATTGATTTCTTTGAATAAGTCTTCTTTAGATATTCCTTTGATATAGTAATTAGTTGTTACTAACTTACCTGTTCCTCTTTCTCTAATCGTTTGCGATTTCTGATATTTCGTTGGCATTTCTCTCCGTGGTTGTGTGTGTTAAATTTCGACTGTAGTAGTCGGCTCCTCTATTTGAAGTAATCCTGCTGGTGGGTTATTATGCCCAATCATGCTATCACTACTTCCAATAAACTCTTCTCGCTTTGAATCCCAATTCTTTAAAGCATCTTTGATACTTGCTTCTGCTAATACTGAACAATGCAGTTTAATTGGTGGCAACTCTAAGGCCGCCGCGATGTCTTTATCTTTAATAAGTTGTGCTTCTGCTACAGTTTTACCTTTTAACATTTCCACGAACATTGTTGAACTTGCTATTGCTGAACCACAGCCATATGTTTTAAACTTAACATCAACGATTTTCTCATTTTTGTCTAATTTGAGTTGTAGTTTCATAACATCACCACATGCTGGTGCGCCAGTCATGCCTGTTGCTACGTCTGCATCTTTAGGATCAAATCTTCCTACTGCGTGTTTTTCTGGATTGTTTAAAACGTCTTCGAATCTATCTACTACTTTTGTTGAATATGCCATGTTACCTTAATAATGTTTGCGAATTGTATCTATTTTCTCCTCTGCACCTGCGATCACTTCTATCTGTGATTCAATTGCTTGAACTACATCTGGATGTTCTCCAATCCCTACTGGGTTATCTTGGTATACTTGAATGTTGGCTTTTGCCATTGCGACTTCGCCTTCAAGTTTTTTGATTAGTGCTTCTAATAGATAATTCATATTGATTTCCCTTATACATGAGTATTTATCATGTTGAGAGTTGATTTTGTTATTTTCCTATTGCGTTCCCATATATGTGTACATGTACTCTGCTTGTGTAATAGTACCCTCGTCTGATTGCTTCATCTGCAATACTTGCTTCAGTTTGTACTAAGCCTTCATACGTTCCACCTACTCCCATAATCCATACAGGATAGTTGCAACCTGCTTCTCTGAACAGTTTAGTGTTTTCTTCTACTTCACGCCAACTCTCATCTGTACCATTGACTACATACTTTAGTTGACCTACTGGACTTACTTCTGCATATCTACCTATTACGTCAGGCTTGATTGCTTTCTTAGATTGCTCACCAGCAGTTGCCCACAGTTTAGGACTTAGTGACCAATACCACTCTCTGTCAGTCCAATTAGAATACTCACGTTGTATGTATTCAGCAAACTCATCTGTAATAGGTCTAGTGCCATTTGTTTCCACAGTAACGTTCATAGGCTGATTCTTTCTACGTTTGAACTCTTCTATAATGTTAATCATGCCTGGCTGTGTGCCTTTGATCATTGGCTCGCCACCAGTAAACACCATGTGTGATGCTTGTCCTGTTGCTGGATGTATGAACTTACCATGAGGGAGAAGTGCTGTCAGTTCGTCTACTGCTTCTGTTACAGTCTTGTCAGTAATAAGATGCTTGTACTTCTTACTCCAGGTATAAGAACTATCACAACCTTTGTCAAACACAGGAAGATCAAACACACTATCTATGTTTGTGATGTCAATAGTTTCATAAGGGAGTTCGTATGTTTCTGGATTAGTCGGATCCTTCTGACCAAAGCCATTACATTGTAGATTACATAAAAAGAAACGCATCCACAACGAGGGAATGCCTACATACTGACCTTCGCCTTGTGCAGAAAAGAATGTTTCACTATACTTTAGTGTCATTAAGTGCCTGTTCTCTTGTTAATCCCATTTCTTTTAGTGCTTCATCTATTTCAAAGTCGTAGTAAGCACCTGTTATTTTTCTTAGTTTGTTTCTTTCACTTAACATAACGGAACTTTCCCAGCAACCCCATGCCATTGCAACGATCACAATTGACCCTGCAACATATATTAAGATATCATAAATCATAGACATATTATAACTCCTTTAAGGTTAAATGTCAATCCTGCCACCAAGATTCCCATGGGAAGTCTACCCAAAGGTCAGGTGTTTCAATTCTGTTAATAGTGTCAGCAAAATAATCTACATCATCGAATGAACTAGATTCATTATTAATAAGAGTGGCAAACTTAACGGTTTCATTCCAAACAGTCTCCCATGATGATTCATCAGGAAAGCATCCAGCCTGCCAATCTTGTTTGATCCAGTTAAGTGTCGCTCCTGAATCATTGATGTCTTCTACAATTAAAATCTTTTTACGTTTAGATACGTCCCAACGGCTTTTAGTTATAGCACGTTCTTCTTCGTCAACGTAACCAAACGCATCACTAGACATCCAACCGTTAGACTCTGGACCGTTTTGTGCATTATCTCTGAGTGAGACATCAAGTGAATGCATAGGAACTTTAAGATAATGAGACATCATTATCGCAGGAAGCAATCCACCTCGTGTGATGCCTACAATGTAATCAGGTCTAAAGTTGTCTAAATGCATTTGGCGCAGAATTTCTTGTACACTGTTTTTAACTTGGTGTAATGTTACCTTTTGTATGTCGCTCACTGCTCACTCCTAATGGCATCAGCCATCGCTTCGTATTCATCATCAACAAAAGGAGATGGAATAATACCGTTCTCCCAATTCTCTGCACAATCTTCAGCATATCTGATAGATTTACCATACATTGGACGTGTCTCTACGAGTTTACCGTCTTCATACATTTCTACAACATATACAGTAGATGCTTTAACTTTTGCTTTCCTATTTTCCATTCTTTACCTCTTTTTTGTTGGTCCGTTTTCTAATAAAAAACTACCAAATTTATCACTGTTAACATAATCTTTAAAGACTTGTTTACATTTGTGTCCGTAACTTATAAGTTCAGATTCGTGTGGGACTTCTAATTGCACTGTTATTCTAATAGTGTCTTCTGCAATCGGATTTGGATTTGGTGTTCCCATTATGTTCCTGCTATAGTAATAAGAAAACTACCGAATAACATGAATGCTGTTCCTATAACACCTAATATTATTTGTACTATGCCAAAGTGCCACAAGATAGCAAAAATAATAAGACTAAATAAAAAATTCCACATTAGTTTAACCCCAATACATTTAATGCACTGCTTAATCCTGCGTTGTGTAATTCGATATGATCATCTACTTCTTTGATGATCTTATCAGACCCTTCTACTCCAGCACTCGTTAAACGTTCTACGATTCGTTCTCCATTGGCCTTAGGTTCTTCGTTCACAATTCGTTGAAAAACGTCTGCAACTGATGAACTCTGGCAACATTGTACTAATCGATCTCTCGTTATCGTAGAGTAAGTTATCTGTTGTCCTACTGCCATTTAAAACCTCGGTCTATTGTTATTGTTAAAAAGTATTACAGCCAACATATATATTATTATTATATAGAATATCCAATCTGGCATTAGATTTCAAATCCTGCCGAATTAGCACCATGTTCAAAACACTCAACTGATCTTACTCTTACAGTAGGATTAAGTGATTTCTTCATGTACTTGGCTTTTTCTAAGATGATTGTCATTTGTTTGAATACTTCTTCAGCAAACTTCTCTGATCCTACGTTATCCATTACGACAACTCTAGCAAGGCCACTTCTACCTAAGTCTTTGATAGCACCTAGTTGAGGGTCATTCTTTGCTACAACGATTGTATGATCAAACTTATCTTCTAGCCAGTCTTTGAGTTCTTTCAAACCACCAAAGTCTTGTACCCAGTTGCGTTCGTCAAGGCTATCACATTCAAACACAAGTTTGAATCCTAGTGAGTAACCATGTAGTAATGAACAATGAGAATGTTTTGCTTTCCATTGTCGGAAGCAACAACTAAGTCCTCTGTCATTACCATACGTTTTAGTAGAGAAGAAGGTTCCCTGAGGGAAGTCTATTGCTTCTACTATTGACTTTTCTTTTTTCTTTAATAATCCAAACATAATGTATTTTGCTCTCTTTTAGTTTAATTGTCAATCAGATTGGGCAGATGCGACTCTTTTTCGCAAACTGCTTGAACTAAATGAATGATCTCTGCCGTTATATATGATTTTGCTACCACGTTGTTTAGCAATATCTTTACCTGTAAATTCTTTATTCTTATATTCATCACCTAATACTCTCACATCTATTGGAAGTGTTAGTAAAAGGTCTATTAGGTCTTGTTCTGTGTTGTAGATAACTATCTCATCAACATACTTGACTGCCGCTAGTTGTATCTGTCTTTCAACTATGCTTTGTACTGGTTTGTTCTTTGTTGGTCTGTCTTCTGTAGGATCATTTTGTAGTCCTACGATTAAAAAGTCACAATGTCTCTTTGCTTCTTCAAGCATAGTAACATGTCCTGCATGTAGCAAGTCAAAAGTAGAACAAGTAAATCCTATTCTACCTGAATCCTTATAATGTAATTTCATTCTGTACCCCATCCTATAAAAAATAGCATTCTCTGATAGCCTTCTAAGTCATGTGTTATCTCATTGACTCTATGTGCTTCATCTCTGCTGTATATTAGTAATCTGTTTGGTTTAGGTAAAAATGTGCCTTCGTCTTTGCTAAACACTATCTCACCTTTATAATTTTCTTCCCAAGTATCATGCATATACAAAATACTAGTAAACGATTGTTCCGCAGTGCTATTACCCAATGGTGGATCTGTATGTTCTTGTACATGTTGTGCTTTTGATTGATATTGAAACCACATGCTACGAACATTTGGCTTAGTCAAGTTGAGTTCGTTCATGCGTTCGTTGATATTCTTTGTTACTTGTGGCAATGAAGGAGAACGTAAGTACCATGCAACATTAACATATTCACTATCTATAGCACCATACTTTTCATGTGGGTATAGATATCTAATTGGACCAACTTCTGCAAAGTTATCACCTGACAATGCTTTGCCATATCTAGGATCATCATTCCATTTTTCATTAGGATCAAATCTGTTAAGCATTTCTTTATTCAATGATTCAAACAAATCATTGGAAAGAAAATTGTCAGTCACGCAATACATTACTTTGTCAACACCTGCATCATCTTTGCCTGAGATTGTTCTTTCAGCCAACTATCTTCTGATTCGCCAAATGTCGGTGCGTTTTCTATCACATTGTCCAACATAAACTTTAGTAGATACAAATCTTGTTTGACTCCCCAACGAACATAACCATCATTGTGAGCAGAATTCATCTCTACGATTGCTTTACGAATTTCGCTTGTGCAATAAGGAACATCCATATTAGGCATTACTGCATCCTTGCTATACTTAAGAACTCTGCCCTTAGTGCAGGGTCTGATCTAAACCCACCACCTAATTTACTTGTTATAGTAGAACTACCTGCATCTTCAACACCCCTAGACTTAACACAGTAATGTTGTGCATCGATTAAGACTGCTACATCTTCTGTGTTCAGGATAAATGATAGTGCGTGATATACTTGCTCAGTTAGACGTTCTTGTATTTGAGGTCTTTTAGAAAAGTATTCTACAACTCTGTTAATTTTAGATAGACCTAATACAGTCTCGTTCGGAATGTATGCTACAGTTGCTAGACCATCGATTACTACAAAGTGATGTTCACAATTAGATTGTACATTGATGTTTCTTTCTACAACCATTTCGTCATACTGCATCTTGTTATCAACGACAGTTGCTTTAGGGAAAGCATCATAGTCTAGTCCCCAAAAGATTTCGTTGACATACATCTTAGCAACACGTTTAGGTGTGTCCATTAGACTGTCATCCTTAAGATCAAGTCCTAATGTTTCCATGATTGTATCAAATGACTTTTCGATTTTGTCGATTTTGTCTGTACGAGATAGACCATTGTCAATGACTGGAGTTTCTACTCCCATTGAGACTAAATGATCGTGTACTTTTTGCCCTAGAACCGGGTCGGTTTTTGTTTTGTTATAAGACATTTGTCTTTTCTCCTTCCTAACGCGGATAAATTAATTCAATTGTTTGTGTAGCCTTTGTGCTACATTAGTATTTATACATTATACGATGATATGTTATATTTTTCAAGTATAAAGGGTAATATAACTTGATCTACAAAGTCCTTGTGTTGTTCTGAACCTGGATGTGGATCACCTTTACGTGGAAAATCATGTTCTGACACGTGATTTACCCAATCATGCATGTGACGAACTGGCAAAAACGTATCTTTGTCAATCATCTTATAAAGGTAATTTACTTCAGGGTGTGTATCTTTAATTGCTATTTCTTCTAATTCTTTTTCGTGGTTATCGACTTGACCAATCCATCTATTATGATGCACTGATGCTCCTTCCACATGATCATATTTGTCTACATAAAAATCTTTTATCGCCGGCCCATGCGGACCAACATATGTAAATACATCAAAATCATACTCAGTCATAAAAAAAGGTATCCCATGCATTTTTAAAAACCATTGTGTTCTTAAAATATGTTCGCATGTTTGCATAATTGCATATGTTGGATTCATATAGTTTGCAAAATATCCAACAGTCTTTTCATCTTCCCAATGAGCATTGAGTGAATAATGTCCCATATGATTAGGATTACGTATTGATGTAGGAGAGGCGCCATGCCATGCATGTGAGTTATCTCTTAGTCGTTCTTCATCGATACTAGCAACAAGTTTTCCTTGGTAATCGAATCCTGCCATGCCTCTTTCATCTCTTAAATGCCCTTCCATCATATCGATATGCGATTCACATACAGGAATCTTAGTTGTTGATTCATATGTTTCAGGCGTATCACTAAAATACAGCATTCGATCACAACCAGACCACATAACTCCTACTAAAATATCTTTTGGATCATATCCTTCTGACAATGCAATCTCAACTGCACTAATAACAGAACGAGATATGAATTCATTACCCTGAGAACCTTGTCCAGAGTAACTTATTTTTTCAGGATTTAATGCTTTGACCATCCAAACTGGCCATGGTGTATCTCGTGTTCTAAGTTGAGAGTATGAACAGCCACCTGAGATAAAGACTTTTGGTTTCATTTAATATCTATCCATGTAAAAATTTGTACAATTCTAGCAGTATCATCTGTTGATCCAAAGCAAGGACCGATGCCATGAAACTTGTATGCTGGGTAGATAAGTAATCTATTGTAGATCACATTAGAACTTGTATGCATAGTCCATTGGTTTATATCTTTGTCTTCTTCATTTAATACCAGAGTATTTAGTTGGTCTATACTTAGCAACCGATCTAACCCAGTTGAGTTTTGCTTATAGAATAATGTTCCTGGTGTTGATTCTTGGTCTTTAGAAAGATACAAGACACCTGCATAATAGATATTTTCACTGCTATCTGCATGGACAACATTATCAAACATACCTTGCTGTCCTTCTTCCTTGCTTATTCTAAATTTACCACTGTCTAGTTGTCTCATTTGTCTGAGATTCTTATGTAAGTGTTTAGATACTACTGCATCAATCCAAGCAGGACTGTGTGCATCTTTACTCATCTTGCCAGACCACGGCGCATTACCATTGGGAAATCCTTTTGATACCTTTTCAGGATAGTATTCGCAGGAGAGTGCAACCTCTCTTACAAGATCAGGTTCATCATAAAAATTATCAATGATAGTTAGACTGGCATCCATTAGTTATTTTCAAATACTTTATTATATTGATTATTTACTCTAACAAATGTAGTACACTTACTTAAATCTTTGAGCATACGTGCTCCTGCGTAAGTACAGGCGCTTCTAATACCCCCTAAGATGTCTTGTACTGTGTTTCTGACTGAGCCTTTATATGGAATCTTTACAGTTCTACCTTCAGAACTTCGGTAGTTTTTGAGTCCTCCAAAATGCTTAGTATTAGCAGTATCACTACTCATGCCATAGAATTGTACAAACTTCTTTTCTTCAGTTTTATGTTTACGGTTTGTCAAATGATCTCTAACTTCGTACTCAATTTTATTTGTTTCATAAAACTCAGTGATTATGTCACCACCGCCCTCATCATGTCCTGCTAACATGCCACCAAGCATAACAAAGTCTGCACCAGCACCAAATGCTTTTGCTACATCTCCAGAACTACTACAACCGCCATCAGCAATGATGTGTCCGCCAAGACCGTGAGCGGCATCGGCACATTCCATGATTGCCGAGAGTTGAGGATATCCAACGCCAGTCTTAATCCGAGTAGTACAAACACTCCCAGGCCCAATACCCACTTTAACGATATCTGCTCCACTTAATATTAACTCCTCTGTCATTTCACCTGTTACTACATTACCTGCAATGATAATGAGTTCTGCATATTTGTTTCTGATTTGTTCTACGATTGTAGCAAATCTCTCTGAGTAACCATTAGCAACATCGATACATAGATACTTGACAGGGTTTGTTCCCATTACACGATCAAGTTTCTCTAAATCATGTTCAGCAATACCAACAGACATTGCTACATATTCTCGTCTTTTAGAGTCATTGCTAAAGTATTCTAGTAAATCGGATGCAGAATATGTTTTAACTAAACATGTAAACATACCCTCTTTAAGAAGTGCATCTGCCATTTCAAATGTACCGACTCCATCCATATTCGATGCCATGATAGGCACACCAATATATTCGCCTTCACTGTTTCTAAATGTGTAACTACGAAGTAAATCTACTTCTTTACGAGAACCTAATGTCGATCTTTTAGGTCTTATGAGTACATCTGAAAAATCTAATTTAACTTCAGATTCTATTCTCATTAAAATTTTGCCTCTCTTGTGTGCTTTCTATAGTCAGTTGACATTCTCAACCATTCTTCGCCTTTGCCATCCATGATGTCAATACAACGATCAATTGTTCCGTTAGTCCAATCAGAGATATCGCCTATCTTAGAATGTGGACCAACTAGTAATGGATGTAATTTACCTATTGCATCTTCAAGTGACCATGGAAGATAAAGTCTGTCTATGTCATTAGCAAATGTTTCAGGGAAACTTCTATAAGCAGGGAACAGAACATTACAACCTAATGCATCACCTTCTGAGACTGTATTGCTTACCCAGTCTTGCAATGCACAATTAAAGATAACTCTAGTATCATTTAGCAAACGATAGTAATCGTTCTTAGATAGATTCTCGTGGATAACTAGTTTCTTTTGCTTCTGCAATTTCTTTGTACGTTTCATATATGAATCGTTATTGCTTTTTAGTTCTCCACCTGAGAATACACAGAATTCTATACCATGATCTTTACCGTATCTTTTATACCATTCTTCAATAAGGTCCATATAAAAGTCAGGTTGTTTCTCTTGGTCCCAACGAGCAGTAAATGCTACTCTCATTTTACGATCAGGAAAGTCTTTATATTCTTCTAATTCTAGTAAACGTCTGCGTACTTCGTCTTTGCCAAATGCAAGACCTGAGATGTTATATATGGGAGCAGTCCAACCTGCTATCTTCATGTGTGCAACCATTTCTTCGTTAGTTGCTAAGACACCAGTAACAAATTCATTGACCATCTTCTCGTAAAGACCCATCCACTTCTCCATGCCCCAGACATGTACGAAATCATCTGGGTCAACAGATTGTGCTAAACATCTTACAAAGACTTTAGGTCTGTGTTCTTCAGCAATTTGATCCATGATATAAGGAAGTGATTCGATACCAGGCTGAAACATATCTTCAAAAAAGATACAGTCTTCACTTGTTACTTCACCTTCTTTCATCAGTTTAACTAAAGACATCATCTGTGACATACCAAAGTATGAACGACCATGTGCATCTAACACTTGACCTGTTACAATAGATTGATCAGTTGATAATAGATCACCTGGGACAACTACATAATCAAGTTTGCGTTTATCAAAAGCCTCAGTACTCCAGTCTTGTAATTGCAAAGTGTATCTTGCTTCATAGGGCTCAAGTCCCATATAATATAATCGTCTCATTTCTTATCTCCGTTTAAACTTATTCGTTCTATGTCACTTTCAACACAACTTTCACCGTATTGTATTTCTATAATTTTTAGTGGTTCATCTGTCATGTTACGTAGTTGATGCCAACTCTTTTTAGGTATCCATGTCGAACCAAACTTATCAAACTTACCTAAATCCTTGTATGTCCCATCAGCATGTATGCTCCACACTGTTGCTATTCCTTCACTGACAAACCAAAACTCTGCTCGACTTTTATGTCGTTGCATACTTAGTGTTTTACCTGGGTCAACAGTAAGTTCTTTTACTTTAACATATTCTGATTCTTCATGCAACACACGATAGTAACCCCATTTACGTTGAGTCTTTGGAGCCTTCCATTCTTGTAGAATCCATGAACTTGAATTCTTCTTGTCTTCGCCTCCTACACCAAACTCAAATGACACATTAGAATCATCTAAATCCATTTCAGGGATATTCGTTTTAGTTCTATCACCACCGTTTGCATAAATGATATGACTGTCAGGGAACTCTGCTCTCAATTTTACAATCGCATCCTTACCACTATCGTCACTATCATCAAATGTCATTACACCATCAACAGAACCAAGTGCAAACAATATTGCTACACGTTCATCAATAGGCATGAACGACCTGCCCTTCTTACGAGCAAGCCATTCATCACTGTTAACTCCCACGATAAGTTTTGATCCTAACTCTTTAGAAGCATCTATATAAGATAAATGTCCTTTGTGTATAGGATCAAACCCACCTGTGATCAATACGATATTATCGGCGTTGATAGCGTTTCTCAAATCGTCTTGCATCTACGTCCCACATGTTGGTAACTTGCTTACCAGACAGAAATTTTTGGTTATACAATCTCCAAACATAACTGCGATTGTTGTACAAGTCTGCGGGTTCATATCGAAACCCGAAGTCTTTTGTGAAGGCTCGGAAAGCCTCAAGGTCCTTAAAAACTGCAAGAGTTTTAGGGTTTGCCATTGTAATATTCCTTCTCTCATATTACCTTAGTGTTATGCATCCGAGTTATTCGGATACTCCATTTCGCAACCGTTTTCATTATCTTCGGCTACAGAAATCTTTATGTAACGATTTGGATACTTTGTTTGTATTTCTAATGCCAAATCGTCTGCTATCATTTCACAACTCTTATGATTGAGTTGTAATACACTTGTACTGCTTTCTACTTCTGCGTACAAACGTTCTAACCATCTTTTAAACTGTATGAATTCGATATCTCTATCATCATGGAAGACTTCAATCCATACTTTAAAATGAAAGATGTGTCTGTGAGGATAACCCAAGAATGATACATCGTCCCAGTCACCTGTTGCTAACTTAGGATCAGTGTCAGCACCTGGATACTTGTGAATACCTTCTTTGGTAAATGTTACCCAAATACTCCTCACGACCAACCTCCGTCAATGCCTTCCATGACTTCATTCATGTGACCTAACAGTTGTGTGATCGCTTCATCGTAGTCACCAATCTCATAATCAACATCATCTTGTTCTTTAAACATTGCCTTTACTTGGTCACCGTACTGAACAATCATTTCAAGTTGTTCTCTCATTTCATCTGATATTGCCATTACGCCTCCTTGCTCGGATCCCATATTGTTAAGTTCTTTCTTTTAAGTCTGTTAGCAACAATGGTATACCTATTTTGCTCTTCTTTCCATTCTTTCAACCAGTTATGCCCATCACGTTCTGCATCGATAAAGATTGCGTTAGTGAATGCTAGGGGCAATAATATAGCACAATGTATAATAATACTTGCTACTGTGCTGTAGTTAAAGAAGCCTAAGTAATTAGATGCTAAGAAGCCAAACCATACACTCCATATAGTAAACAACACTAACATAAAGTAAGTCTGCAAACTAGGGTCTGGAATATACTTTAATGGATTGTATCTTACATCCATTACACGTCTCCAGCCACTTACAAGACTCATTACAGTTCGTCTAAATAAACTTGGCTTTTGTACATTTGGTTCTATCATTTCTTACTCCTACTCTGTGTGATTTCTAATGTATTCTTTGATTACATGCATACCATATGATAACCATGTTACAACTACTAAACTCCATAACAATATTTCTATCATATTACTTATAATACTCGATTTTAGTGTTAAAGTCAATGACTTTGGTTAATCAATTACTGCCTGAATGGCTTCGTCACTGTCTTCCATGTCTTCATCATTGTTTACTTCAACAGTTTCGTCTACTGAAAAAAGTTGATCAAACATAGTGCCTGCATTGACAGCCCTTTTACCCGAATTTCCTTGTGAACCTGATTGTATTTGCATCCATAGTTTGCTGTGTTGATCGATCAAGTCTAATGACTTTTGTCTATCATTAAGTGAGAATATTTCTTCGACAATTTCTCCGAATCTGATACGATCAAAAGTTTCATTCATCAACATCTTAGGGATATTGCCTTGCTCATACTGTCGATTTGCTTCTTGTACTGCAAACATGTGTCGATACACATTATGTGCCTGAAGCATAGTATAACTCAATGTGTCCCAACTAGTCTTAGTTTCTTTACCATGTTGACCTAAGAAACCATGTCCTCTATAACATAAGTCTTTTAATACTAATGCTTTTGTAACAGGAGATTCAGCAAACTTTTCATGTATACCATCTGCTAATACTGCGTCTGTAAAGGGTCTATTGTCGTTTGCGTAGTCTTTGTTCTCAGCAGTCTTCTCCATAGAGTAAGTCCACTTAGTATTGTGTTCCATTGTTGAGTTATTGTATGCTAATCCTTTTGCCGCCGCAAAGAAAGGTGATGCACAATCAAACGTAATCTTTAACTTAGGATTGTGATACTTTCTTACTGCTTTTTGAATATCTGTAAACAATACTGCATACTCTAAAATAGATGTTCCTAGACAATGAATAAGATCATGCTTACCTTCTTCTAATAAGCCATCATGTATAATATGTACAATACGTTTTAGTGTTAGATGTATGTCAATCTTGTTTTGACCACCGAATGCCCAACCATTAAAGTGATTGTCTGGATATGCATTAGGATCGCAATACATTTTCATTTGCTCATACCATTCATCTGACTGAGAATGATTTCCACCTTGCAATACATTAAGAAACTTACAAGCACCACTTCGATTATGAATAAAATAATCATTATTGATATGTGTGGCAATCATTGCATCTTCGATTGTTTTGATACCATGTACTGATTTACCATCTTTACCTTTAACATGATATGTACCTAATGACATTGACGGTATATCTAAACACATACCATAGTCCATATAAGCATCCATCCACTTTAGAACCTTGATACGTTGTTTCATTGCACGTGGGCAATTAGGATCTTTCCAGTCTGCGGGCCACTGACACTTTAGGATCTGAAAACCGCCAGAGTCTCCTAACATGAATGTGCCTTCTTCCCGCTCTCGGATAATAGATTCACTAGGAATGTCTTTAGTGATGTCCAAGTCGGCATGACCCGCAGAATACAACCCCCATTTATAAGTGTATAATCCTTCTTTAGAATTCAAAAAGTTAAGACGTTCAACATCTCCGTTGAAGCCTGCTGGGATACGGTCTTGTGGAAAGTATTCTTCACCTTTGCGTTGCTTACCTAAACCAGCAATAAAGAAACTACTAACAGCAGGTAAAAACAATGCCCAATCATCATCTTGTTGTGCTGAAAGATTTACTTGTTCTACCATATTTTTATCCATATACTTTATCTATTTGTTTGATTAGTGTGTCTGCTACTAACCTGTTACCGTTAATGTTAAGATGTCCTATCGATCCGCCTGTTGTATGCTGTCCCTTAAAACATCCATGTTCATAACCTGCCGCTTCGACCAAAGATTGATCACATGTTTGATCTTCGTAAGTCAATGGTTTATGAAAATGTATTGAATCCTGTGCTGTGAATATCTCTACAAAATCATATCCCAAGTATTTTAACAAAAAACGACATGCATTCATATGATATTGGGTAACCTTAATAGAATGTTCGTTATTATAACCATCTACGATCCAATCTTTATACCAAGATTGATCAGGATTGCATGTCATTGGCTGTCCATTCTTTTCGTCCCATGATTCATGTCTATTAACATCAGTATAAGATACTATAACTAAAGGATTTACATCATTTATATGATAATCTATCATATCATCCTGAAGTGTTCTTGCAATAAATTCATTGCTACTGCCTGCTATAGCATGATTGACATGCTCTAACTTGTAATGATCTGCAACCAGTTGACTGAACCTATTATGTACAGTTACTTCACCTTTGAGATCATCTGATTGACCTATTCCAAGTGTGTAACTATCTCCCACAGCATAGAGTAGGTCATATGGTTTCATTAACTACTTCGCTTGTGCAGGAAGTAGATATTCGTAAACTGTGTAACCACTGTCTACAGTAATTTGTGCCGCCCCTTGATCAGAGATACGCACAGTCTTGTCACCTGGAAGATCCATGATTGACAAGAATACTTTAACAGGCCACTGCCATGTTCTACTTAATGTTCCAGTAACACCTGGTTGAAATACAAAGTTACCTGAGTGAGTTGAAGGATCACCAAAGAAGATTTTAAGATCGCCATTGTCTGTCTTAGTTGTGAAGTTTAGTTCTTCAGAGTTTGCTTGTGCTTGTTTCTTAAGACGCAAGATACCTGCAATAGTAGGTTCAAACTCAATGTCCCATGCCGCACCTTTAAACGTAACGTTTCTGACTTTTTCTTCGATTAATGCTTTTGACATCAAACGATAATCATTAACAAAGTCACCTGCTTTAGTAGCAAAGTGAACTGCTGTAGGGATATCTTCTCCATCTACATCTTTACGAGTCATATCAATAGTAGCACTTGCATCATAATCATCAAAACTTAGAATAGTTTTGAGTTTGCCTAGATTAGGCATGCCAAATGTACCGATAAACTCAGCGACAGGAGTCTTTGTCTTGCCACTAACGACAACAGACTTGTCTTCAGCGATTGCACCAATCTCTGTTTCTTCTGCTGTACCTACGATTTTGACTAGATCAATGATGCCTAGTCCGTAAGTGTATTCAATTAAATCTAATAAATTATCTTTCATGTGTTTCCTCTTAATGTATTTAGGTAGATATACTGCGTATTATATCTGGTTTTATTGGGTAATGCAAGTGATTTGGTCACCAACTTACCCAAAACTGAATAACTCATCAAATGTTGAGTTTGTGTCTGTGTTGGCTCTTAAGTCCCATTTAAGAACACCTAAGAGATTACTAATCTTTTCATCAACAAGTGTTGACTCCATTAGATTATCGTCAAAGGGAAGATCCTTAAACCATTGTGGAAGTCTAAGTTGATCTGTAGGGTATGCAATACTTGTGTAGCCTAAAGGATTTTGCTTTAGTTTACATACGACAACTTTAAAGCCATCCATGATCTCCATTGAGTAATTGTCTCCATGAACACGTTTAAGTGTATTCCAGTTCATTGCCGCTCTCACATGACCAGGCATGTTTGCTCGACCAGTCTTAGATTTCTTTTCAAGCATTGTATAAGAAGTCAGTTTGTTGACTCCCTTAGGCGAACCTTTTGTCCAAGAATCCTGTTGACCTAATGTGATCTTAAACTCTTTGATCTTTTCAATGATATCTTCTCGTTCTTTACCAGACAAAGCCATCTCTAATACTTCCATTAAGAATTCTTGTATATACTTAGGAGTATCTGCTCTTTTTAAGTCTAAGCCCATTGCTTTAACTTTCATTGCATTGTTAATATCAGTACGTTTGCCTTCGTTATCATAGATATTGATTGCATATCGTTTTTTAGTGATGAACAAACCTCTGTCGCCACAAACTTCTCTACCACCTTTGATTATCTCGCCTTTACTGCGAGGACAATGAAATGCCTTCTCCATAAAGCCTGGGAATGATTCATTACATTGATCAGACATACTCTCGTATAAGTCAATGAACATCTGTTTCTTTTCATCAATAGACATGTCTTTGGGAAGTTCATCTTTTAGCATAGGCCAAGCAGAGAAATAACATGAGTCAGTATCACCATAGACCATTGAGTCTCCTACGTGATCATACACGCCAGTCATTATTTCATTGACATATGCAGACATGTGTTTAGTAACACTACGTCCAGTCAATGTTACAGACTGTCCTATACGTTTGTCATAGAATCGACAATGCTCATTCAAAAGTGCGCCATATGCTGAGTTCAATAGAATCTTACGAACTAACTGTCGTTTGTCCCAATACTCAATGTCTTCTTTTGTTTTAGACTCTCTGAGTTTAGCCTGCATAATCTTACGATCAGAATACCATTTAGACAACAGTCCAGGAATCACACCCTCAACATCTGATCTAAAGATTGTACCATTCGCACTAAGAATATATGGATTATTAGAATCATAAATCATCTTCCATATCTGTGCCGCACTCATGTCATCCGAACGCCCATCTTCATAATCAATCGTTAGCATTGTGCCACGTTCCTGATTTTGAATAGCAGTATACTCTAATGAACTAAACAGACCCTCCCATAGTATGGGACCTTCTACTGATGCATCACCTTTCTTGTAACGAGATTTCTTTTTAGCAAGTTCAAGTCCTCTTTCATCCATGTACTGACTAGTAAGAGCCTGTCTTACTTGACCGACAATAGTCTCTGGCGCCATGTTCAATGCTCGTATCACTGAAGGATACAGCGAGTTGATATCAATAGAGCCTATCCAGTCATGCAATCCTTTCTTGGGATTCATAACATATGCTCCTGCCGCCTGACCTTGTGAACCTTCGTCTCTATTACGTTTTTTGTCTGGAACAACAAACCCTCGTTCATGTGCTTCGTTCATAATAGCCATTTCGATCATAGCCACAGAACCCATAACAGTTGGAAGTAGTACAGTATTTTCATGTGCCATCTGATTAGCAAGTTCCATGAACTGTAACTTATCATCTAGTTTTTTGAGTAGTAGAGTATCCTGTCTGTTATACTCAATGAACTTCTTAAAGTCTTTGTTGTATAACTGATCAAGTGACCCTTCGTACTCAGTCTTCTTTTCACCTACTTCTAACTCACCAATCGCATCTAGTTTATAACTATGACGAGATTCGTAGTTGTACTTTTTGTAGAGTGCTAGATAATCTAAATGAATACGACCTACTAAGTCGAATGTTTCTTCTTCTTTACCAAATCGTTCGTATGTTCTCTTCTTAGGAAACTGACCTAATAGACAAAACTTACGAGTGTCATCTTTCGACATCACACGTGTAACACGATTGACCATGTAAGGAATATCATAACCTTCTGAGTTCCAACCAGACATTACATCTGCATCTTCGATCAAAGTAAAGAATACATCAAACAACTCTTTCTCTGTCCTAAACAACATTGTGTCAGGGAAGTCTTTGATAGCCTCCTGTGCAGTCTCATATGTCATATGAGAGGGAGGAACAGCCAAGCATATCAGTTGATCAAGCCAGTCTAAATATAAACTGACAGCAGTAACTGGATTGAAAGGATCACTCGGAGGAGAGAATCCTTTTGCAGGATCAAAGTCTACTTCAATATCGAAGAAACATGTATGCAGTTTAGGAGCATCTATCTTTAGATAGTTTTCACTAAGACAACGAAAGACAGGATTGATATCGCTTTCAAATAATTTCTTACCTGAATGCATTCGTTTTTCCCTCTCAAACTCTGACTTCTTTAGAGTAGAGAAACGACTGACCCTATCATTATAGATACTATGCGATTTACCTTTGTTATCCTCAAAGTACATAATGTAATTTGTAGGATACTCTTTGAACTCACGTTCGCCAGTTGGTGTTCGCTCTATAACATGAATCTTGTCATTGCTTTTGTCGTGTACTGCATCAACGTATGACATTAAATAGTTCTACCAACTGTCTCCAAGATGTCGTTTAGTTGTTCGTGGTCAGCATTTGTATCAGTTAGTTTGCTTTTGTATGCTACTCTGATTGCTTTTTTAAGAATTGAAGGTTTGATCTCAAGTTCTTCTGCGATTGCTTTCACAGTATCACTTAGACCACCGTTAAGTGTTTCTACTTCTTGCATTACTGCCATACCTTCATTGACAAGTTGCTTTAATTTATTAACCTGCTCTGGGTTAAAGTATTTTGCTCCGGACATAATCACTCCTATTAATTAATTTTGATTGTCTGCATAGTATATAGTACTTACAGGCCGGAGTCAATCTTTTTTTTGGAGCGTTTACCCGTTTCTGCTATCGATATCTTTGCAGATATTTCTTGCTAGGTCGCCGCCAGTATTGACGAATAAGAACGGAAACACAGCATGAATAATGACTGCAAATCCGGTAAAAATCATAAGTACACCATAGGATAAGGCGTAGCATAAATGGGCAAAATAACTTTCGCCTAGGGAGTGAGGATGTTCAGTAAATTTACTGAAATATGTGTGGATTCTCTTTGCCATAGATTTTAATATACTTTCCAGCAACCATATCAGCCGCCGCTTCAATTGGTGAGCCAGGATAACTATCGCCGGCTTTTATTAAATCCTTTTCACCTTGTCTAATGTGGACCAATTCATGGAATACAGTTCGCATAATATCAATCAAGTTTCTGTTGCCATAGACCCAAATTTCATCAGAACCCATTTCATGTCTACCTGTATGATGACCTTCTTGGGCTTCTTCAGTATCATAACTGATCACAATTTTAGGCATGTTTTCTATCTGTAGACGTTCGCCCATCCAATCAGCACCTTTCTGTGCTTCGTCTTCGATGTTTAAACCATCATCAAACATTTGATCAGATGCAGTTAGTTCTTGTCTTGCTTTGTGTGCTTGTTTAGATGCACTTTTGGCATTGCGATAAATCTTGCCTTTCTCGTCTACATCATACTGGTCGCTTTTAATCTTAGGAAGTCTATTTTCTAAGTCTTTAAGCGGGGATTCATTGATAAATTGTGAGGCTCTCATAGTATTATTTATCAAAAAATGCTTTTGGGAAATGTTTTGCTTGACATTTGCCGCATTAAATATTATGATAAACAGTAACAAATTTAATGGGAACAACATGATACTACCACATAGTGAAAAAGCAGAACACATAATATGGGAACTTGAATACGAGATGAAGAATCCTCGTAACGATGGTTGGACTGGCAGAGACATGAAACGTAGACTGTGGGATATCAAAATGAAAGTAGATAAAGCATTAAAAGATGCTCCTACATATGTTGATGAACCTGAATACGAAGACCTCTACCTAATCGAAAAACTGAAGGACACAGTATGAAGTTAGGCATCATTGGATCAGGATTTGTTGGTTCAGCAGTAGCAAATGGTTTTAGTGTAGACACTGAGCAAGTGATAGTTGATCCAAAGTTTACTGACAATACACTTGAAGACTTAGAAGATACTGAGATTGCATTTGTATGCGTTCCTACTCCACAGCAAGATACACACTTAGATGTAGACACATCTATTGCACGTGGCGTACTAACAGAATTAAATAAGTTAGAGTACAAAGGTGTCGTAGTTGTCAAATCCACTATCACTCCGCATCACCTAAAGCAGTTTAAGACACTTTACAGCAACTTACGACTAGTATACAACCCTGAGTTCTTAACTGAAGCAAATAGCAAACAAGAATTTATCAACCCACATATGCAAATACTAGGTGGAGATTTACAAGACTGTATTGAAGTAGAACAAGCATACATCAATCATAGCAAAGTTAAAATTGTGCCTACGTTTAAGACAGACTTGACATCAGCAAGTCTAATCAAATATACAATCAACAGTTGGTTAGCAACTAAAGTAACATTCTTTAATGAGTTATTTCATTTGCATCAATCAAGTCATGCCGAAACATCATGGGAACAGTTTACAGATATGTTAAAACGTGATCCAAGAGTAGGCAATACTCACATGCAAGTGCCTGGACCCGATGGCGAGTTTGGCTTTGGTGGACATTGTTTGCCTAAGGACACAAAGGCATTGCTTTACTATTCTAAACTAGAGGGTGCGCCACTAGACTTACTAGACGAAGTAGTTAAAAGTAATAGTGGTATTCGCAATTAAGCAGAGTTTGCTCTTAATTTCTTAATAAAATCAATCGATTTTTGAGTACGAACACCTGTTACTTGTAAAGTAACTCGTGGGTGATGCCCTGCATTTGCTGTACAGTGAGGAACGTCTTGCCACTTGAATGTAGTAACATCTCCTGCTTTCCAATGAGCAAAGTTATAGTTTCCGTACCCCCAGAACTGTCCAGGTTGCCAATCTGTTAGTTGAATCATATATCTTTCTACAGTGCTTGGGTCTTCAGGGTTCCATTTCTCTAACTTGTCCATGTGTAAGTTCCATACTTGACCAGGATGCTGTACATGAACTCTAGTCATCATGTCATCTAAGCCAAATGCATCTGCAATCATTAGTAGGTTTTGAGGGACTTCCCAATTAAGATTGCTAACAACATAATCAATGCCATAACCAGTCTTTTCTAAGTCATAGTCTTCTGTTTTAAACTCTTCTTCACCTCTAACTTTAGATTCTTTCTTGGGATTGCCTCTTGTACGCCAAGTTGCTTTATGCGATCCTTTAACAAGTTCATCAATATCTTTATCATTCCAGCCTATCTGTATAACACCTACTTGTTCTACAGTATCGTATTCGTTGTCAAAACAATCATTTTTAAAATGATAGTTGCTTCGTAATTTTAATGATTCCCAACTGCTTTGTGTCATATTACTTTTACTCTAATGTCTTTTGATGCATAATCTTGTTGATATGTATCGTTTGGTTTTTCAATATCTAATGCAACTGCTAATTCTGTGTTGCTTTTTGGAGTAACGCCGTCATATCTTTCCCAAGCATCTAAGATATCTTTATTTTGACTGTCTACGATCTTACTCATTCTTTTCAAGTTCTTGTAGTATTTATGATATAGAGGGTATGTGATGTCAAAATGTCCACACTTTACCCACCAACCTAAACATGCATCATTATCTCTGTGAACTAAAACAATAGGACAGTTAGGCCAGTTCTCTTTAAGAAAATCTATATGATGTGCGAACACATGACTCTTAATAATACGCACACCTACGCCTACGAAAGGACTGTCAAACTCTGCTTCACAAACTTCTTTTGAATAGTTTGATAGTTCGTCAAAGAAACCACCGAACTCCATACCTGGATCAAAATATGCACCCAAATGCATTAATTCTTTTTCTCCACTAGCATCATGCCAATATAATCTATCTGTATTATAATCAGATGTATCAATGTCCCCACTGAAGTAAATGTTTTTACACACACTGCTCCACTTAGAACCTGGGGCACCTGCTACAAATATATATTTCATACGTTTCTCTCTTTTTTAGTTTTAATACCGTCTAACACTTCTTTGTCAAGCCAATATTCTTCTACATACTTGACATACTTGTGATTTGCATCTTCATCAATGAACTTCATCATATCTGGATTGTCATGTGCAATTGGAAAGTCTAACACTTTGCTAATATACTTTAGATAATGACTCTTATGTAAGAAGAATGCTTCATGGTCTAAGAAATGCGTGTCATAGTCTAACAGATTGTTATAATAATAGTCAAGTGCTATAGGCATAGTGACTTCTTTTCTGACTCTGAGTTGTTGTGCTTCGTTGATGTTCTTGTCTCTAACAATGATACCGATAGTAACATCAATGCCTAGTCGAATACATTCATCTGCAAACTCTTTGATCTTGGGAACATAACGTACACCGTCATACATGAACGGACAACTAACGTTTGCTACCCAATAGTCATATTCACTGAAGTCAAAGTCTTTTAGTTTCTCTGGATGCACCCAATACTCAGCAA